TGAAGCAGCAGTTAACAAATCTCTTCTTACAAGTCGTGGCATTGACTTAACCAGACTGGTTGTTGTCAATGTTGTTACGATTGAACAGTTCAGACAGAAAGCACTACAAGCAGTAGACATATACTTAAAAAAATCTGAAGAAGAGCGCCGACCCTGTATGTTTGTGTTAGACTCTCTTGGTATGCTTTCCACAGAGAAGGAGATTCGTGATGCTCTAGACGATAAGCAAGTCAGAGACATGACCAAATCTCAACTTGTCAAAGGAGCATTCCGTATGCTTACACTCAAACTTGGTCAAGCAAAAATTCCACTTTTAGTAACAAACCACACTTACGATGTCATTGGTTCTTATGTCCCTACAAAGGAAATGGGAGGAGGCTCTGGTCTCAAGTATGCAGCAAGTACAATCATCTATCTCAGCAAAAAGAAAGAGAAGGATGGAACAGAAGTCGTTGGAAATCTTATCAAGGCAAAGACTCACAAGTCGCGTCTGAGTAAGGAGAACAAAGATGTTACAGTGCGTTTGTATTACGATGAGCGTGGTCTTGATCGATATTATGGTCTTCTTGAACTCGGTGAGATTGGCGGACTTTGGAAGAACGTTGCCGGACGTTATGAAATAGATGGTAAGAAAGTCTATGCTAAAGCAATCCTAAAAGACCCAGAAACATACTTCACACCAGAAGTGATGCAAAAACTTGATGAGATTGCAAAGAAAGAATTTAGTTATGGTTCTACTTAATAATTTTGTTCGTGTTTATGATGATGCATTAGAAGAAGAGACCTGTGACTTTCTTATAGGTTTCTTCGATAGTAATTCAGATAATCATGAACGTATTGATGAACAAAGCAAACCATCCTTCACACAGTTAAACGTTACAGAACACTCCAAAGAAATTAGTCACATACACAATCTTTTGATAGCAAAGACATTTGAGTATCGAAATGATTACTATGAGTTTGTAGACAAAAGAGTCTTTCCAGAGTCACATGCTTTTGAGCAATTTCGTATCAAAAGGTATGAACCAGATGGGAAAGATATGTTTGACACTCATGTAGATGTGAAAGACTATGCATCTTCTCGGAGGTTTTTGTCTTTTATGTGGTATCTAAATGATGTTCCAAATGATGGACACACTGTATTTGAAGGATTGACAATTGAACCTAAGAAGGGTAAACTGGTCATCTTCCCTCCCTTGTGGTTGTTCCCACATAGGGGCGAACCAGTCATTGAATGTCCAAAGTACATTCTTAGTACGTATCTACATTATAAGTAATGGAACGAATTGAGTCTACAATCATACAAAATCTGGTCTTCAATGAGGACTTCTCCCGCAAGGTTCTTCCATTTGTGCGGGAAGAATACTTTGAGAATTATCATGAGAAGATTATCTTCGCAGAAATATCAAAGTTTATTGTAAAATATAATACTCTTCCAACAACTGCTGCTCTATCAATTGAGGTCGAGAATCGAACTGACCTAAATGATGAAGTATATAAGCAGACTGTTGAATCTCTCTCTAAACTTGAGCATGCCCCAAACGATAAGCAGTGGTTGACTGATACTGCTGAGAAGTGGTGTCGCGATCGTGCAATCTATCTTGCACTAGTAGAGTCAATTAGTATTGCAGACGGAGGTGAAGATCAGAAGAAAGGTAGAGATGCTATTCCATCAATCCTTTCTGATGCCCTTGCAGTTTCATTTGATAATCATATTGGGCACGATTATCTAAATGACTATGAAGAACGATACAACTTCTACCATCAGACTGAGGAAAAGATTCCATTTGACTTGGACTTCTTCAACAAGATTACAAAGGGCGGTCTTTGTAATAAGTCTCTCAACGTTGCTCTTGCAGGTACTGGCGTGGGCAAGTCTCTCTTTATGTGTCATATTGCCGCTTCTTGTTTATTACAGAATAAGAATGTTCTGTATATTACGATGGAGATGGCTGAAGAAAAGATCGCAGAAAGAATAGACGCAAACCTTCTGAACGTAAACATTCAAGAGATTGCAGATCTCCCACGTCAGATATTCGAGACAAAAGTCTCTAACATCTGTCAAAAAACACAGGGTTCACTTATAATTAAAGAATACCCTACAGCGAGTGCTCATAGTGGACACTTTAAAGCACTTCTTAATGAACTTGCACTTAAGAAATCATTTAGACCTGATATTATTTTCATTGATTACCTTAATATATGTGCTTCCTCGCGATATCGCGCTGGGAGCAATGTCAATTCATATACAACTATTAAGTCTATTGCAGAAGAGCTTAGAGGACTGGCTTGTGAAGCAAACGTCCCTATCGTTTCTGCCACGCAGACCACTCGTTCTGGTTATGGTAGCTCTGATGTTGAGCTTACTGATACTAGTGAGTCCTTTGGTCTCCCTGCTACTGCTGATCTTATGTTTGCCCTTATTTCTACAGATGAGCTTGAGGAGTTGGGACAAATTATGGTGAAGCAGTTGAAGAATCGTTACAACGATATCAACATGAACAAGAGGTTTGTTGTTGGAATTGATCGTTCCAAGATGAGACTGTATGATTGTGAACAGTCTGCACAGAACGATATACTTGACAGTGGCCAGGAAGAGCAGTATAATAATGAGGAAAGAACCACCAAGAAATTCGCATCTCTTAAATTCTAATATGACTGTAGACACACAACGATACCTTGAATTTGTAAATGGCGTTACCTCGGAACAAAGTAAAGATCACGAAGCTTTCGTATATCGTATTCAAGAACTTGAAGGTCAAGAGTTTCCTACCGAGCGATTGCTTACTGCTGCTGTAGGAATGTCTGCTGAGGCAGGTGAGTTTACTGAGATTGTAAAGAAGATCGTCTTCCAGGGTAAACCTGTTAATGAAGAAAATCTATTCCACCTCAAGCGTGAACTTGGAGACATCATGTGGTATGTTGCACAAGCATGTATGGGACTCAATGTTTCTCTTGATGAGGTGATTGAAATGAATGTAGATAAACTGAAAGCACGCTATCCTGGTGGTGAGTTTGATGTTCATCATTCTGAAAACCGAGTTGAGGGAGATGTCTGATGGGTAAAAAGAAAAAGTCAAAGGACGAATGGTCCTATGATAAAACCCCAGAAACTGAAGAAGCAATTAAACGCCTACACGAAACAATTCGTATGCGTAAATTAAAAGATCAAGACGATAAACTAAACTACGATACAGGAGGAAAATGACCGACAAAACCGTTACTATTGAATTAAACATTCGTGTTGCCGCCGCAGTACGTGAGACACTTTTTCGCACTACAAAACAAGATAGTTACGAATTTCCATCAGAACGTACAGTAGATATTCGTTCAGTAATCGTTGCTTTGGATGAACAAATCCAATCAGCACTGGATGTTTGAATATAACAATAGCAACTATATTCCCGGTGGTCTAGAAAGAAAACCAGTCAATATTCTTCGTTTAATCAGTGAACTTGAGGGTTCTTATCAGTTGCTTAAATATATGGCATACGATGAAGACATGAAAGTTCTTGAAGAAATGAAGACTCGATATTATAAATTATACTTTAAAATACTAAAACAACAAAAAAATGAAAATTCTAACACTTGAAGATTATCAAAAAGCAGGCGAAACATTTTGGCCTAAGTATTGGTATGTCGCCAAAGAACTTGGAGAGGATGCAAAATCGGAAGACATCCTTAAAGTTATGGAAGCAGTTGGCGGTATTGCGATGAAGTTTGCACTAGATGATAAAGAAGGACCTTTTGGTTTTAATAAAAAGAAAGAGGATTCAAATGATTCAGACAGCAACTGATCAAGTAATTGTGCCCGAAGGTGCAGAACTTATTGATGAGTGTTTCTATGTTTGGGAGACAAGATTCGGTCTTTATTCTAGTATGACCGTAAAGGGTCGTCAAATGTTAACTGGTTGTATCAAAGACAACGTTATTATTATGACTCGCTGGCATCTAAAATGTGAGCAGGAAGGATGGCCCGAAGGTAGTGTTCGTGTTGTTGGCGATAGTATTGTATCTGGAAAATTATAAATACTTTTACGGAAATAGTTTTAGACATTAAAATGAATCGCCACGACCTAGAGAAACTCAATGTAGCATATACCCAGGTTCATGAGAAAAAAGACTCTTCTTATCTTGAGACTGATATGAAGAAGCGCCAAGAGAATAACGAGAAGGCGCGTAAAGATATGGCGAAAGTGAAGGGTCAGAAGAATCCTCACTTTGAAGAAGTTGAGAATGTAGAAGAACTTTATAAAGGTAAGCATGGTCAGAGTGAGAAGCAGTATCAGGATAGTAGATCTGATGCAGGCAAGATGGTCTCTGGCGACTCTAAAATGAGTGGATCTAAGTATGCTCAGGGCAGAAGAACTGGTAGTGATGCTGGTGCTCAACCTGCTGGTGGTTCACAAAAACCTGCAAGTCAGGGTAAGATGGACTCTGGTTCAAGAATTGATCTCACCTTCCGTAAAGTAGCACTTAAAAAGAAAGCAGATGGTATGAAGAAAGAAGAAACAGTTGCTGAAGATGCTAAGATGGCCAAGCAATCAGATGAAAAACTGTCAGCACTTCATAAGCAAGTAACCTCATCTGATCAGTCTCTTCCTTCTAACCAGTTTATGTTGAAGAGAGTTCAAAAAGAAATGAATCGTAGAAAAAAAGTAACTAAAGAAGAAGTTGAGCAGGTCGCTGAAGTAATGACTCCTGCTCTCATAGGTGGCACACTTGGTGCTGTAACTGGAAAGAAAGGTAAGAAGTTGCAGTCGGGAGTTGGTGCAGGTGCCGGTGCAGCAGTAGGTGCTGCGATGGGCGGACCTGTAGGTGCTATAGTCGGTGGACTTGTTGGTAAAAAAGTTGCAGAAGAAATTCTTAGAAAGTCAATCGTAGAATTAGAAAATGTTGATGAAGCAATGTCTTCATACGATAAAAATCGTAAGAGAGCAGCACAAAGAGCAGCAGATAGAAACGCTGCCCGTGCCGCAGGTAAGACTGGTGCAGTTCCTGGCGTAGGTTATGTAACTGCTAGAAAAGAGAAAGAAACTTACACTGACGAAAAAGGAACTGTCCGCCACAAGTCTGGTGCTAAGAACGAATAATTATCACTACTAAATATAGTATAACGGTATCGTAAGGAAACCTTTACAGAATTATGAAAAAGTTCAGTCAGTTCCTTTCCGAAGCAGGAGAAACGACTGTATCCTCTCAAGCTCGAAAGATGGGTTTGAAAGGAGACGGACATGGTGGATGGTACGATCAGCAGGGCAAGTTTAAAGCAAAAACTGTTGATGGTAAGTTAAAGGTTTTTTCTGGACGTGAAGCAAAGGCAGAAGAAGAAAAGCAAAAGCAAAAGAAAGCAGGAGCAGATGCTGTAAGAAGCACTGCTAAGACTGCTGCTGCAACTCCAGCACAAAAGCAGCAACCTGCACAGCAGCAACAACAACAACAAACAGCAGCACAAGAACCCGAAGGTGAAGAAGCACTTGAGTCTTCTGGTGCTGTGATTGTATTCGGTCGTTTTAATCCTCCTACAATTGGACATGAGAAACTGTTGAAAGCAGCAGCAACTCAGGCAAAGAGAGAAGGTGCAGATTTAGCAATATATCCAAGTAGAACTCAAGATAAGAAAAAGAATCCACTTGACCCCAAGAGTAAGATTGGATTCATGAAGACGATGTTCCCAGATTATGAAGAGAACATCTTTGACGATAATAAAGCAAAAACTATCTTTGATGTTTTGTCTGCTAAGTATGCAGTCGGATATAAGAGTGTAACTATCATGGTTGGTCAAGACCGTCTTGCAGAATTCCAAGGTCTTGCTCAAAAGTATAATGGTTCTGAGATGTATGACTTTGAAGAAATCAAAGTTGTCTCTGCTGGTGCTCGTGACCCAGATGCTGATGACGTATCAGGAATGTCTGCATCTAAATTGAGAGCACATGCTGCCGAGAATGATTTCAATGCATTCTCCAAGGGTGTTCCCAATAAGATGACTGTTATTCAGAAGAAAGAAATGTTCAATTCTGTTCGTAAGTCTATGAACATCAAAGAAGAATTGTGGCAGATCGCACCCAAATTTGATCCCGAGTCACTACGTGAATCGTATGTAAAAGGAAAAATTTTCAGAATTGGTGATATTGTAGAGAATTTAAATACTGGATTAGTTGGACAAGTCAATCGTCGTGGAACTAACTATATCATCTGTGTAACCGAGGATGGTATCATGTTCAAATCTTGGTTAAAGGATATCAAGGAGTATTCCGAAGTCAAGATGAATAAAATGATGAGAGATAAAAAGCATCCAAATACTCTTGTGGGAACTGCTGGATTCTTAAAGTATGTTTCACGCATGACTCCTGGTGCAATGCTCAACAAACGCTATGTTGTAAAGGTGGGAAAGAAGTAATATAAATAATTTCAACTCCTTGTTTTTTGGCAGAAATGAAGTCCTGGAAAGAATTTGCTCAAGATTTAGAAGAAAAGACTCTTGATCCCGTAGGTCAGGAAGATGCTGACGTAGACAACGACGGTGACGTTGATAAGTCAGATGATTATCTGAAGAATCGTCGTAAGGCAGTCGGGAAAGCAATTGCTAAAAAGGGCAAGAAATGACTCCAAAAGAAAAGAAAGACGCTGCCAATAAGATACTTGACGACACGATGACCGTGAGTCAGTCAAAGAAGCGCAAACTTGATCTGAGAGCAAAAGATTTAGAGATTCGTCAGGGATCTTTAAATCGTAAGAAGGAGAATGATGCCGCTGCTCAACAGAGGAGAGATGATTCTGCAAAGAAGAAAGTAGAGTCAGAAAAATCATCTACTTCAGACAAAAAAGTTTCTGATGCAGTTGCTGGTATTCGTGCTCGTAAGCAAAAGAAAGCAGATCTTGAATCAAAAAAATTAGAAAAAATCAAAGGTATTGCTACTAAGAGAAAAGCAGGTGTTGATAAGAGTCTGTCTCGTGCGAAGCAAGTAGCAAAGTCTGGACGTGGTGGTGAATCAATTGACAAGGATGACGGCGAGGGAACCGCACAAGTCAAGATGGCAAAGGGTGTCGCTAAAGCAGGTTTTGCCGCTGCAAGAACAGGATTTAATCTTGCTAAAGCAGGAGCAAAGGCACTTGGATCTGCACCTTCAAGAATCAAAGCAGGTTCAGCACAGCGTAAGGCAGATAGAAGAGAAAAGAAGATTGATGATCGTAATCAGAAACTTGCTGACGCACAAGACAAGAAGGTTAGCGACAGACTTAATCGTAGGAGAATGAATAAGTTAGGGAAACTCAATCCCTTTCGTAGTAAGTCTAGTGGTAGTGCTGCCGATTCTACTAATAATGCTTCAGAAAAAAGAGTTGCAGCAAAAACAAGAAACGATGTTGCAAAGTCTTCCACAAAGTCTGCAGCAAAAGTAACATCAAATAATATAGTAGCAAACCCTACTATGAAATCTGCTGCTAGTGATCCTCTGGCAAAGGCAGCACCTAATGTTAGGAAACCAATTTCTCCTACTAGGAAATCTGCTGCTAGCGATCCTCTGGCAAAGGCATCTTCAAACACACCAGTAAGACCTGCTCGCAGAGTACTACCTCCAGCAGGTGGAGTTAATAACCCAAGACCACAATCCAAACCATCAGCAGCTGCCGGTAACATGTCTGACGCACAGAGAGCACGAAAGGATCCTGCATTCAGAAGAGAATTAATTAAAAAGAGAAGTAAGGGTATGAACGAAGAGTTCTATCAATATCTTTTGGAGATTGAAAAAAAGAGTGAGGATAAAGTCAATAAAGTTATTGATGTTATGCGTGGCAAAAACAAGATTGAAATCTCTCCACAAATTAGTGAAGGAGTCACTGGTGGTATTCTGATTCAGGATGCTGAAGATTATACCCCCCTTGAGATTGAAACTGTTGACGTAATCAAAGCAAAACCACTAAAGGAATATAGTACTCTGGTCAGACAGGGTATTAAAGTTGGTGGTAAAAAAGGTGGTAGAGCAGTTCAAGCAGGTGAGAAAGCAGCAGTTGCTAAGGGTCAAGAGATGAAAGCAAAGGCAGCAAAACCTGCAGAAGCAGGAAAGGGTGAAAAAATTGGTGCTGTTGTGGGTGGAGTTGCTGGTGGGCTTGCCGGTGGTATTCTAGATGGTCCTTTACCTGTAGGTGATATCGTTGGTGGTATTGCTGGTTCTAAGATTGGTGGCGCAATCGGTAAAAAATTCGACAAGAAGGAGAAACCCATGAAGGAAGAAGCATCGGATGCAATGAAGGACCGCCAATTGGAGCGTGGCGGCATGGGTGCTAGAAGGACACCAAAGAAACCAATTGGTGCTCCTAATACATTCGGAAAGAAACCTTCTAAAAAATATGATGGTATGTCTGCAGTTGATAAGGTAAAGGCAAGTATCCGTGCTCAATACGGAGACAAAGCAATTATGGACACCAAGAAAACCAAAAAAGAAGGTTTCTCTGATTGGAGAAGTGATCTTCTATCAGAGGCACCAGTTGAGGCACCACCTAAGAAACCACTCAAGGATACTGGCAATCCAATTCAAAATACTTGGAATAAGTTTGTTCCTCCCCCAGAGTCATCTAATAATCCAAACGTAAGATCTGGAAAACTGAAACCAGGTAAACTGGAAAAACCTGCTCTGGATGCGTTGAATAAAGGTGCAGCGACTGTAAATGCACCTATCAAAGCAGCTAGTCAAGCAGGAAAGACATTACAAAAAGGTGTTGATGCTGTTGGAAATGCTGCTAAGGCAGTAGGAAATTATGCGATGGCGAATCCTGGTAAGGCAGCTGCCATCGGAGCAGGTGTTGTTGGTGCCGGACTTCTTGCTAAGAAACTCCTTGGTGGTGACAAGAAGAAAGAACAGAAAGAACATAATGATTGGCGTTCTGAAATGGGGATTGTTGAAGAAGAAGGTAAGAAAGATGCTTGCTATAAGAAAGTAAAAGCATCTGCTAAAGTATGGCCTTCTGCATATGCTTCTGGTCGTCTAGTTCAGTGCCGCAAGAAAGGCGCTGCTAATTACGGAAACTCCAAATCTAAATAGGACATGAGACAACACCTATGGATATCGAGATTATAAAACTGAGATTATATCAAGGACTATCGGAGGATTTACGTAAGTGGTTCAAAGATGGTGGTTGGAATAGATACAACACCAAAGGTGAGAAGGTGGGCAAATGTGCTCGCGATGATAAGGATGGTGATGGTAAGGCAGATGGTCCTAAACCAAAATGTCTTCCTGCATCCAAAGCAGCAAGTCTCGGTAAAAAGAAAGTTGCATCCGCAGTCAAAAGGAAAAGATCAGAAGATCCTAATCCCAACAGAACTGGAGCAGCAAAGAATGTGAAAACGGAATCGGTAGTCCATGAAATGATTTCTACTTCTATTAGTGGTAGAAAATATAAAAGTATTGATAATTCAGAAGACCAGGAACGTATTGCAAAGGAAAAGGATACTGCTAAATCTGCTAAGATTAAAGCAGGTAAGGAAAGAAAAAAAGAATTAGCAGCAACCAGACAAACCAAAGGTATCAAGTTCTACGACGCAAAGGGGAGCGGTTACATGAAAGACGGCAAGAAAGTCTACGAAGGTGTTACATTCCAACAGTTCAATGAAAAAGCACAGAAGTGCTGGGACACTCACAAGAAAGTTGGAATGAAAATGAAGGGAGGTAAGTTAGTTAATGATTGCCGCCCCAAGAATGAAGAAGTTGAAGTTGAGGAAGGAGCAGCATGGACAAAAAAGTCCGGTAAGTCAGAATCAGGTGGACTCAATGAAAAGGGACGTAAGTCTTATGAAAAAGAGAATCCTGGTTCTGACTTAAAAGCACCGTCCAAAAAGAAAGGCAATAAGAGAAGAGCATCATTCTGTGCTAGAATGAAGGGGATGCGTAAGCGCCAAAAACCATCTAACAATACTGGTGAAGATCGTCTGTCTAAATCACTTAGAGCGTGGAACTGTTAATTATTTTTTGAGGTTATTATGACTACTAAAGAACAAAAGCGCAAAGATGCTCTGGGGTTGTTTTACGAAAGTGTATTGAAACCTGATAGTAAACTCAGAGCATGTGCTCATAACCAAGAGTGCTTTAATGAGTTGATGGAATGGAGAGAAGATATAATTCGATATCTGGATGAGCGTAGAAATAAAGAGTTTCACTAAATAATCCAGTTATCATAGGCAAAATTATGTTGTCAATTCTACTTCCACTTGCATCAAAGATTATTTCTGATGCAGTAAACAAGATTCCTGAGAACGAGGAACTAGGCGAAAAACTTATTGATGTATGTCTGGTTATACTTGGTAAAGCAGTGAAACTTACCAAGACCGATATGGACGATAAACTTCTAGAACAAGTATCAGCAGCAATCAAAGCACGTTGATTTATAGGGGACCAAAAAGTAGGGTCTCCTTTTTTTATAAATATCAATATATAACAAGGATAAAGGAGAGTTAGTAATGTCTCTTTGGGGCAATAAAGATACCGTATATAGTGACGGTACTATCGCAATCAGTGGTTCCACCGTTACCGGCACAGGAACTACATTCAATACCGCAAGTCTTATCACCGCTGGTGATGTAATCACTGTCGGAACTGGCGCTACCTATGGAGAGGCAGTTATCGCAAGTGTTACCAATGCAACTACCGTTGTGCTTCAAACCACAGATGGTCTTACTGGAACTGTTCCAGCAGGTGCTGCATATGAGATTACACAGAAACCAAAATCATCTATTGGTGATACAAACTATGAAGCAACTGAAATTTTTGGTGTAGATAAAACCGAGCAAGATGTTGCTCGCACTGCGGGTTCAAAGTATAGACCTGCTCATGCTGGTTGGGTTGGAATTACTTCCTACACCGATCAACACGGAAACACGAGAGTTAAGACTGAAGTTTTAGTTGCTGGAAGCAGCATCACTGGAGACTCTAGTGACGATCAACAACTTCCAGATAGCTAATAACTGATTATTTGATATGCGATTTGATGAACTCAATGAATCGAATTATATAATGTTCGCTATGAAGCATTATGAGAATCCTCAGGCAGTGACGCAGGAGGATTTTTATGATGACATGAAGCGTTTTAAGTGGGTCAAAAGACTACTGAACAAATATAAAAATACGGGGGAAATGAATGTTCCTCTTCTTCTAAACCATTTTATCATCCTCTATAATATATTTGGTGATGCTACAACACCGCTATTGTTTTATAGAATAGATAGTGAACTATGGACTATCCTTAAAACTTTTATAGTATACCTGGATAGACTACCCCAATATCCTATTTCTCATATTCATACGATACAGATAGATTCTAATTGTAAAGATATCTTAGACCGTTTATGAAAACCTTTTACCAGTTTTACGAAGAAATGATGTCTGCTAATGCCGCAGGCACTAGCGGTGGTTTTGGTGCTAACTCTCCTGCCGAGGGACCTACTGCTGGTAAAGAAACTCCTATGGGTAAAATGAATAGAAGGGGGAAACCTCAAATCATTGGTAAAGGAAAATATCCTGGCGCAAGAAAAAGGTGGTCTAAGAATGGATGAGGCAGCATCCGCAGCAAACGCCGCAATTCTAGAAAGATTGGAAAGAATTGTTGATTCTCTTCAAGATAATTCTGTAAAGATGGGTCAACTTCTAGCAGTCCATAATGAGAAATTAGACAAGCAAGATAGAATTGATGCAGTTCTCTTTGAGAAAATAGATAGTGTACACCGTGAGGTAAATCGTAAGGCAGAGGAGATAAAGAGAGGTTGTGAGAGAGATATTAGATTAATTGATGATCGTCTTCGTCTTATAGAAAGGAAGATGTGGACTGTTGCTGGTGCTTTGACCATAGTCTCATTCATAGTCAGTATGCCGGGACAAAAATTGATGGGAAACATCTTGACATCATCCTCTCCGCAGGTTATAATAGAGCGAGGAAAGTAGTCCCCTTGTAATGAGTTTCATTGATTCCAAGTATATCGGACTGGTTTCGGTTCGGTTGCAGAAGTTTAGTCGAAAAAAAGAAAACCTTTATACTTTTAGATGCCCCTATTGCGGAGACTCGCAGAAGAATAAGAATAAGACCAGGGGTTATATCTACAAGCATAAGAACGATCATAACTTCAAGTGTCACAATTGTGGTGCTTCAAAGAGTTTTACCAACTTTCTGAAGGACCAAGATGTGGGTCTCTATGACGAATATGTAATGGAACGATACAAGTCAGGATTGACTGGTAGAGCATCCAATACACCCAACCCGGTAATACCTAGTAGCAAACCACACTTCAAGAAAAAGGACTTTGATCTTCAAAGAATCTCGGAACTAAATAATTTGCACCCGGCAAAGATCTACCTCCAAAACAGACAAATACCAGACAAACTATTGCGGGAGTTTTACTTCTGCGAAAGGTTCAAACAGTGGACTAATACTCAAAAACAGATGTTTGATGATGAGGAGAATGACGAATCTAGAATCATCATTCCACTCAAAGATAAGAAAGGAATCTTCGGGTTCCAGGGACGGGCACTCAACCCAAAGTCCAAACTTAGGTACATTACTGTAATGCTCAATGATGACTCGCCAAAGATTTACGGACTTGATAAAATTGATGCTTCAGAACCCATTTACATTGTTGAAGGACCCTTCGACTCCACGTTTATCAAAAACGCTGTTGCTATGTGTGGGTCCGACGTTGATATTAGGACGCTTGGTTGGAGCGATTATATTTGGGTTTTTGATAACGAACCACGTAACAAACAAATCTGTGACAGAATCTCCAGAACAATCGACATTGGAGATAAGGTAGTAATCTGGAAACCAGAGATAAAAGAAAAGGACCTGAATGATATGGTTCTCGCAGGACTAGAAGTAGAAGAAGTGGTAAGGTCTAACACCTATCACGGATTAAATGCAAAAGTAAAATTTAACGGATGGAAAAGAGTATGACCAATGGTACAAAGGTTCAGAAGCGTAATGGAAATGTTGAACCCCTGAATTTAGATAAGATCCACATCATGGTAGAACAAGCATGTGAAGGACTTGCTGGTGTGTCTGCTTCTCAGGTAGAGATCCAATCTGGTATTCAGTTCTACGATGGTATCACTACATGGGAGATCCAGGAGATCCTTGTAAGGTCTGCTTCTGACCTGATTAATCTAGATAATCCCAACTACCAGTTCGTTGCTGCTAGACTGCTTTTGTTCGGTCTGTATAAGCAAGTTTTTGGTGCTGATTGGAATCAGGGATTTCCTCATGTGCAGGAGCATCTTGTGATCGGTGCCCAAAGAGGAATCTACGATCAGGAACTCACTGACTCATATACAGATGAAGAGTGGGGCAAGATTAATTCTTGGATTGATCATGAACGAGACATCACATTTACATATGCTGGATTGCGGCAGGTTGTGGATAAATACCTAGTGCAGGATAGAAGCAGTGGTGTTTTGTATGAGACTCCTCAGTACATGTATATGTTAATTTCTGCAACTATATTTTCCGATTATCCTAAAGATACTAGATTAGATTACGTACACAGGTATTATAATGCAATCTCAAGACACAAGATCAACATCCCAACACCAATCATGGCAGGAGTGCGAACACCACTTCGACAATTTGCTTCTTGTGTGCTTGTTGATGTTGATGACTCCCTCGATAGTATCTTTAGTTCTGATATGGCTATCGGCAGATATGTTGCACAGAGGGCGGGTATCGGTATCAACGCAGGCAGAATCCGTGGCATCAACAGTAAGATCAGAGGTGGAGAAGTACAACACACAGGTGTTGTCCCGTTCCTTAAAAAGTTTGAATCAACTGTACGATGTTGCAC